GCCTCTGCAATAGACAGAGGGTGGGAGCGAGCGGCTAAAGCTGCAAAAGCAATGCGTAGCTTAAAAAAGTCATTAATCAAAAAAGCAAAGTAATGGAGATAGCCGTGAAGAAAAGAGCGCATACAGCCGATGGCAAATTTCAACGGGATGATCCATCAACCCCCAATATTAACGAAGCATTTGTTCAACCCAAAAAGGAAATCAAAATGGCTAATAAACCAACTAAAGCAAGTACAGCAAGATCAGATCGTTCCCAAGCACCACGCGCACCTGAACCACGTCGGGCTGTTGGCTCTGGTGAAAGTGCCGAAACCAAAGTGGTTACAAACCGACACGGCATCGAAGTGTCTACCGCAAAATGACGGGAAGCCCTGACGGTATAGGCCGTAGCAAAAAACTAAACGACAGAATAGCGGATGCGTTTGATGTGACGTTTCGCTCTGAGGCTGGGAAGCTAGTCTTGAACTATCTTGAATCGATAACGATCAAGACAACGGCTGGCCCTGAAGTATCGGATCAGCATTTACGCCACTTAGAAGGCCAAAGGTTTCTCGTCGGCATGATGAACCAATGGCAACAATTTGGCATCAACAATCGTAAGGAAGATACAGAATGAGTGAAGTAGCTAGTGGTGCCCCGGAAGGCACTGGCGATTCAGGATCATCAGAAGCAACTGGTGATACAGCAGGAGGCGTTGTATCGCGTCCTGATTATGTACCAGAAAAGTTTTGGAACTCAGAAACTTCAGAAGTTCGTATGGAAGACGTCTTTAAGTCGTACGGCGAAGCTGAAAAATCTGTCCGGACAAGGACAGACACAATGCGACAAACCATTACAGACGAGATGGCGGCAGACCGTGCATCGGCAATTCCTGAAGATGGGTACACGACAACCCTTTCAGAAAGCTTATCCGCAACCTTGCCCGAAGATTTTGCCTTTGAGTTTGATAACGACAACCCAATGCTTCAGTGGTGGAACGATCACGCCACTACAAACTCTTTGTCACAAGAGCAATACTCAGAAGGGTTAAGTGCTTATGTGCAAGCGACCATGGGATCAGGCCCCAATTCTGCTGACGAGTACGCAAAGCTGGGTGAAAACGGAGAGGCACGGGCTTACCATGTAGGAACGTGGGCAGAGCAAAACTTGTCGACGGAAGCTTTTAATGCCGTATCTGAATTTGCTAATACCGCTGCTAATGTCGTCGCGTTAGAAGAAATCATGGACATGGTTGGAGAGCCAAAGTTCATGCAGCTTGACGGGATTAATCCTACTGGCATTCCAACAGAAGCTGAGATTAAGACCGAGATGGCTTCAGACGCTTATAACAACCAACACGACCCCGGATATAAAGCTGCACAAGAAAAAGTGCGTCAAATGTGGCTCATGTTAGATAGACATCAACGATAGTTTTACCCTGCTGTCCTCCCTGTACGGCACCAAACTTGAGCCTCGGCGTAAAAACCGGGGCTTTTTTTGTGGGTAGGCCTCAATGTGAATTGACTAGTTTATCGAAGATAAACCATTATCCCACACAGACAAAAGGCCCCTGACTCCGGTGCGCGACCCCTGCAAAGGCCTAATCGCACCCATCCCGGTTGAAGGCATAACCAACGGTCATAATTGGTTTTAACTTTAATCGGAGATACAGATATGTCTACTTCAGTAGATACAGCCTTTATCCGTCAGTTTGAAGCAGATGTTCATGTTGCCTATCAGCGCATGGGATCCAAGCTGCGGAATACAATTCGTCGCAAAGTCCAAGTTCAAGGTGAAGACGTTCGCTTCCAAAAATATGGTAAGGGAACTGCTGGCACCAAGTCTCGGCATGGCGATGTACCATTAATGAACGTCAGTCACACAAATGTCGATTGCGCGTTGACCGATCACTATGCTGGTGAATATGTCGATTCAATGGACGAGTTGAAGACAAACATTGATGAGAAAACATTGGCAGCCAATGCGGGTGCTGGTGCGTTAGGTCGCAAGACTGACGAGCTCATCACCACTGCAATGGACACTACAACCACAACAATCGCTCACGGTTCAGCTGGTTTGACCAAAGCAAAAGTGCATAGCGCATTTGAGACTTTGGGCAACAATGATGTTCCTGACGACAATCAGCGTTTTTGGGTTACCTCTCACGCTGGATGGTCTGACCTAATGGATATCACAGAGTTTGCCTCTGCTGATTATGTTGGCGAAGGCGGTCTTCCATACCAAGGAGGAATGGTTGCAAAAATGTGGCACGGTTTCATGTTCTTTGCTTTCTCTGGCTTAGACAAAGCTGGCGATATTCGCAAAACTTTTTGTTACCACACAACTGCTATGGGCCACGGTATTGGTCAAGACGTTAAGCAAGACGTCACATGGCAGGGCCAGAAACAAGCTTTCTTGGTTGTCAATTCAATGTCTCAAGGAAGCTGCTTGATCGATGCCGACGGTATCATCGAAGTTTCCATTGACGAATCTTAAGAAAGGATAACTGAAAATGGCTTATGCAGCTTCAGGACTTAGTTCCATTGCTACAGGCAACGGCTTTACATTGTGGGTTTATACCACAACGGATGCAGTCGCAGTAGTAAACACCGCAGCGTACTTCACAGGCGCAGCAGTAAACATGCTGAACGTAAATGATTGGATTCTTTGTACCACTTCAACAGGTGGCACATCGGTTAATTCAATCAACGTCGTTAGCTCTAATGATGGCACAACTGTTGACGTTAATGACGGTTTGGTTATTACAGCGACAGATAGTGACTAATCGGGTTGGGGGGCTTCGGCCCCCCTTCCATTTTAAGGGAACACTATGGCTATCACAGCGATTGACGTAACTATTGCTTCACGGGCTCTCAATCTTATTGGAGCCAATCAGATCTCTTCTTTTACAGAAGGGTCTACAGAGGCAAACGTCGCAAACAATCTTTATGATGCCATTGTTGAAGGGTCTTTGACACTGACACGGTGGCGATTTGCTTCTGGTCAACAACAGTTATCGCGCTTAGAAGCTGCCCCAACTTCGCGTTGGGATGCGGCTTATCAAATGCCGACTAGCCCTGCAATTTTACTGCTTCATGGAGTTACGGTTCTTTCTAGGCCGATTACATATGATCGCTATGAAGACAAAATTTATACCAATACAACAGTCGATGATACCGTCATTGCAGACTATTCTTATCGCCCGGACTCTCAATACTGGCCTGCCTATTTTTCTAAGGCTTTGATGTATGAGTTGGCGTCAGTCTTTGCCTCATCAATTACCCGTAAAGGTGATTTGGCTGCACATTGGGCTACAGAAGCGCAGCGCGAATACACCAGAGCGAAATGGGCAGATAGCTCTTCGCAAACGGCTCGACGCTTGAGGACATCAACACTTACATCTATTCGGAGATAATATGGCAACCGGAACAGACAGCAATATTGCCGCTCTCCAAACTTCGTTTACTTCAGGGGAACTTGACCCGCTAATGCGGATGCGAACCGATTTGAAAGCTTATTTTAAAGGTGGTCGCAAAGCACGAAACGTAGCCCTCTATGCTCAAGGTGGTGTACGGCGTCGGCCCGGATCTTTCTTTCGTGCAAATCTTGGTGCAGATTCTATCTTGCATGAGTTCAGCTATACTGAAGGCCAAGACTATGCGTTAGCGTTCCAAAATACCAAATGCTTGATTTACAATGATGTTGGAACTTTGGTGCAGACTCTAACGAGTTGTCCTTGGAATGCAGCGCAAACTAAAGAGCTTACCGTGGCTTATTCTGCCGACACAATTATTGTTTGGCATAAAGATTTTGCCATGTACAAAATTCTTCGAACAGGCGCGTCAAGTTTTACAGGTGCTAACTTTGCTTTTGAAATTCACACTTCTGGAGCGCCAATTTACCAGCCATATTATAAGTTTTTGCCTGCAAGCGTAACTCTTACGCCAAGCGCCACAACAGGAACAGGAACAGCAACAACATCTTCTGCTTTTTTTGCTTCCGGTCATGTCGGCACGATTATGCGTTACAAAGGCAAAGAGTTTCTTGTCGATAGCATCACCTCACCAACCATTGCGGTTACAACGGTTTTGCAGACATTGCCTTCGACAACAGCCGATACTGATTGGCAAGAACAAACCTTTTCAGCGGTTAGAGGTTTTCCTCGCTGCGGTACGTTCCATGATCAGAGATTGTACATGGCGGGTTCGACAGAGCGTCCCGACGGGCTTTGGGGGTCTAAGGTTGGGGCTTTCTTTAATTTTGATGTGGGAACCGCAATTGCTGACGAAGCACTTGATGTCACAGTAGCAACAGATTCTACCGCAGAAATTAGACACTTAGTTTCAACTACAAACTTACAGCTATTTTCAAATGGAGGAGAAATCTATGTCCCGCAATCGATTACGGGCCCGATCACGCCAGAGAACATACGTTTTATCCCGCAGACGCCTTATGGTGCCTCCCAAAAAGTAAACCCAATTAAATTTGACGGGGCGACGTTGTATTTACAGCGCACGGGAAAAGTTATTCGTGAGTTTGTTTGGAACGATACAGAGCAATCTTACACATCTAATGCAGTGTCGATTTTATCTAATCATTTAATTAGCAACGCTGTAGACAGCGCAGCTTTATTAGGAACCACAACGACGCCAGAACAATATGCTTTTTTTGTTAATGCAGACGGGACAGTTGCCGTCTTCCACTCAATTCGCAACGAGAGTTTAGCTGGTTGGGTACAGTGGAATACAAACGGAAAATATAAATCATTTACTCAAGTTGGAAGTAATTTGATGGCGGCTGTTGAGCGAACAATCAATGGATCGACAGTTTACTGGTTAGAACAGTTTGATTGGGACATTACTCTGGACGCAGTTAAGGCTACGACAACAACGACTGAACTTTCGACCAACGGTGTTTTTGCTACGGACGCAAGTTGGACAAAAGGTACAGGTTGGACGATAGCAAATGGAGTTGCAACGTGTAGCGGATCTCAGTCTAGCAATAGTGACCTTGAGCAAGCAGTCTCTACAACAAACGCTAAAACGTACCGTGTTAAGTTTGAGCTTAGTAATGTGACCGCTGGATCGATTGCTCCGATTGTCGCCGGTGGTGCTGGGAGTTCTGAAGCAGAAGACGGTATTTATACCAAGTTTATAGTCGCAAGTACCGGATCCAACCTCCAATTCAGAGCAAACAGCAGTTTTGCTGGCAATATCGATAATGTAAGTTGCGTTGAAGTTTCTAAGAATTTTACGGCGGCTCATCTCTTAAATACGGCGGTTAAAGCAACAGTTAACAGTGCGGCACAATTTGGTGGCGCTTTTACGGCAAACGGATCAGGTGTTATTTCTTTAACAGAATTTGCACCTCAAGCGGATGTTGGTTTGGACTTCACAATGGAGTTGGAAACAATGCCGGTAGATGCGACGACAAAAACGGGTACGTTGACAGGTTCTGTTAAGCGGATTGGTCGAGTGGTTGCCAGCTTGTTTGCAACTCAAGCTATTACTTTATCCGGTAACAATTTAATTTTATCGCAAGTAAACACAGATTTTTCACAGCCTCCTGTTGCTGTGGAAGGCGAGTTTCAGTTCTTTATGTTGGGCTTCGAACTTGATCCAACTGTCGTTCTGTCTCAAGCCGTTCCACTGCCGTTTAGTCTACGTGGGTTGTATATGGAGGTTATCGCTTAATGGGTAAAGCTGCTGTTCCTTTAGCTGTTGTTGGCGGTTCATTGCTCCTTCCGGGGGTAGGGACTGCTATCAGCGCATCACTTGGATCTGTTGGTTCTGCTGGTGCTGCTGCTGGCGG